AGCGCCAAAAGCACTCTCAACTCTGCTGCATTGAAATCAAGCTCCAAAAGCCAATCATTGTTCGGCTTAATGCATCCACGAAACTCCTTGCCCATCGTCAAAATCGGAAAAGACTTGGGCTTTGTCGAAAGCCGACCAGTTACGGTCCCCCACGCATTATAATCACACACCCAGCGCGACGTGCGAAGAGTGCGATGAAAGTTCTTCCCCTTTACCGAAGACAAAAGATGCTTGATGGGCTCGATATCGATGTTTAGGTCCCTCAACTCAATATCCGAGAGCATCTGAACCAAATTCATCATATGCTGGTAATTCTCGGGACGGTCAAAGGTCTCCAAAACGTGCTTTGTGACCTCATTTTTCGCATTCATGTAACGATACAAGAAATACTCGGGCAAAACATCATAGAAGCAGTTGTCATCCAAAGAAAGGTCAGCGGTTTTGAAGGCTCTCAGGCACGATCTAAGCGTGTTTTTGATTTCCTCCCAGTCAGCCTTCATATCCTCCGGACAAACGTCTGTAATCGTCGCTCCGTTGGCGTAGATGCGTGCTATCTCGTAGTTACCTTCACCCATATGACTAGAATATTCCCAAGTGCCACCTTCTGATGGAAGATCCGTCGTAGAGTTTATCTGATTTTCAGCGAAATAGCCAACACAATCGCGCTTGGCGTCAAGAACTTGAAAAAGCAAGTTACCTCCCTAATAGCTAGGCTGAATTGCCACTGCGACTTCAGCCACTGTGTCTACTATATCAGTCAGTTCGGTAATGTCAAGCGAAGAATTTAATTGGGCATAATTTTTAGGATAAATAAAGTTTTTATATGTTTCATCGACATACTTAACAACCATTGACTTTGCCATTTCTGGGGATGGCTGTGTTTTGAATATTTCGTAAGCGCGTCTTTTTGTTTTCTTTACAGATGGTCCTTCATAATTTACCTCTGCATTTTTTAAATTAATATATAAATCAATCAATTCTTTAGTTGTTAGAGTTTGAGTCCCCAACTGTTCTCTTGCCTTTGTTACTAATTTATTTTCGCCACACATTTCTTCATAAAATGGGCTTTGGTCAATAAATTTTTGATATGCTATACGAATATAAGCTTCTAAAGAATTTAAATCAACTTCACTAGCATCAAAATAAAATGTATCAAAGAAATTTTGTTCTGTTATAGTCTCACCATCATTAGTAAGGTAGTAGTTAATATATTTTAATGATGCATCAGTGAATAAATCATATGTTAATACCCAGGGAACATACTTGTCAACTAAAAAACCAAACTTTTTGGCTGCGCGGGCGTAAAACTTGAAGTTGGGATCATTAATAAATTCATCATACTTAATTGAATCATTTCCTGCGTCCTGTTGCGCAATAGCAATCTTTAGTCCGCTACCAAAAGTTGATGCAAATGGGGATAAAACGTAACTTGTTAAAGTTATCGGCATACTCTTGACCATACTTAAAAGATATTTAACATATAAGTGTTTAAAATCTATAAAGTTCTTAATTGGATACTCGTAGGAAGGTACGTAATTGTTAATAAAAGCTTCTGCTATTTTGCTTGCGTGGGTATTGTATGAAGAGGTCCAATCAGAATAACTGATTACGGCTCTCATATTGTACAGGGATGAATTACCGCCCCTATCGATACAGTTGGTTACATAAGCCGTCTTCATGTGTTCTACCAAGCGTGAGAACGCTATATTAACGAAGTTTAAACAAAACATATTTGGCTGCACACCGTAGTCGATTTGCACAATGTTAGACGATCGTGGAATTACAACAGTTTGTTCTTGATTTACTCTGCCATATAAATTCTTATCATACCAATTGTCTAGTGGCTTGACAATATCTTCAGGATAAATGACCTCTTTATACAAAGAACGTTGAAAAAACTTAGCTCTAGCAGACTGTGAGTTCCTGCCTGACGGATTCGCTATTTCTTCCTCGGTATAATCGTATGTCGTAGTCATATTAATTTCCTGAGCTTCTAGGGTTCAATATTTCTTGCCCACTATAAGGAACTAGTTGTGTTACAGAATTCCCCGTCCCGGAAAAATCAATCCCTTCTTGGATAGCGTCAATTGATACGTTAAAGCCAGCCGATGATATATCATGAGAAACCTTTGTCACCATATAATATCCGCCTATACCCAGCAAGCGTGCTAAGTTTGGCAAACTTCCTTTCTGCTGCATACTGCCAGCCCCAATCGCAATTGGGTTTACATAAATGTACTGTCCGTTTTTATGAAGATTGTTACCAACCATTTGAATACTCGCGTTGTAAAGCTCTCTCAACTGCACCGCTGATAGGGCACTCTTTCGTTGGAGCCGCGATTCACGATAGTATGGCAAATCGTTTCTACTAAATGATATCTTTTTAGCAATTCCACACGCTGCGCCAAGGTAGTAATGATAAATACCAGTGCTTAAGTCTTTGTCGTAATTTCCGGTCATTGGTCGTGAATCAACCGAATAAAGAATAAATGTTGGTATTGTGGGCTTTTGATCTTTAGACAGCACAACACAATCTTTTCTATCTGCCGATCCTTTGGAGGACGCTAGCTCATTCACAGTTGTTGTTTTTCCAGTAAAGGTTTTATCAAAGTTAAATATTGCCGTATCAAATCTTAAACTAAAATCAATATCCTCAAAACAGGTTGAATTAAAAGCTTTGCTAATTAAAGAACTGCATACGGTTTTTATAAATCTTAAAACACTATAGGTATCAACTTGGGGCTTAACAATGTTGTTAATAAACCACTCTTGAAATACTTCCAAAGAAACAGGCATGCTAGCAATATTAGTTGTAAATTTGATGCCGGTTAAGCCACGAAATCTCATCGGATCCACTTCCGATAGTGCTCTTAAGATTCGAACATCTTTATCATCTGGACATTCTATCTCAATTTTTTCAATCTGGTATGCTAAAAGTGGGTCTATTAACTCAACCTGCGATATTATGAGTTGCAGACTTCCTCTTTTTTCCTCTTTGTCTATGACTATTCCCACATACTCCAAAACAGAGTCTATCAAATCTCCCAGATAGAAAAACGGAATCTTTAAATCTGTATTTGTATTTTTGGCAGCCTTTTCAAGATTTAAACGTCCAACGGTCGCCTTGCCTTTTTCAGTGTCTGTTTGATCCTTATCGGTGGTCACTTTTTTACTTAATTCATTAATCCTTTTCGCTGCCGAATCATACATAGCGGCGGCTGCTCCCGAATCAGATTGTGGGTTCCATCCAACTAGATACTCATTGGTTTCTACTCTATTCCTAGCTGCCTTTGCTCTCTGTTCTGGCGTCATGTCTTTCAACAATGTGCGTCGGCTAGCCGGAACAACATATGAATATATTTTTTGGTCACGATACAAATTGTTTAAGAATCTTTTGTACTTGATCGCCTTATCTTGTTTGGTAAGCCTGATCTTTTCCTCAAGAAGATCTTCCTTTTGTCTCGTGAGACCTTCAATCTCTTTGTCGTCTAATGCAGCAGATGAGCGATTCTCTTGATCGTATTTGTTGAGCTTTTTGCTCATGTCCTGATTTACTTGTTTGAGTTTACTGTCAATGGCTTTAAGCTTGTCCTTGAACTTACTTGTAACACCAAATATGTTCGCATCTGGCGATCTCGCGAGCCCAGATAATCTTGCTTGATAATTTACGCTTAAATCGACAGAGCCATTTTCATTAAAGTTCAATTCGTGAGTCGTCAGCGTCAAGTATAGCCCAACTCTTGTCGCATTAATTGCGGCTTCAAGGTCTTTTCCGTAGTTGTCGCCTTTTCCTCTGGATGATTGTAGTTGATTTACAATACTTGAGAAATTCGCTGGGGTCGACCATCCTACGCATGCTTTAATTTCAAAGTCTCTTGGATCATACTCCATCATTGCAGCTTCGAAACACTCTGTAGAGATAGGCAGAGCGGCACTTTCATCACTAACGCGTGTTTGATCTGCATTCTTTTTACTTCCGGCCCGGGCAGATTTAATAATTAAATCTAAGTATCCTGGCTTTTCCTGCCCAGCGGCGAGCCCTTGATTGAGTGAAAACAAATCTTGAATCGTTTGGAAATGCAAATCTAAGCGGGCGGATATGTTATTGTCAATCTCAGCGGGGTTGACCCCATCTAGATTCCACGAAAACGATTTGATGCCTGCCCCTGGAAATCTACCGTAGTCGTTATTCATAATCGCTTGAATATCTGACGGATCTATAAAGTTTGGAAACGGTATCTCCTGCTGCAGCGTAGGAATAAGTTTATCTTCGCCTTCATATTCAACACGATAAATCTTGATGTGCGGTGTAAGCAGAGCGTATATCTCTGGGCACAAGTTTAGAAGAGCATTAACTTCATCTGTCTTGTTGGCGTGGTTAATATACGAAATTAAATTTCCTGGGAGCGAATTTCCGCCCTCAGAGCTGTTGTATATTGTGCCAATGTTTTCGTATTTATCGGTTTTAGTTATCGTTAGTAAGTCTTTGTACTCTGATAATGCTCTGACATTCTCTAAAAGGTAGCATTGATGCTCAACTGGCTTAAGGGCTGATGGTTTTGGTTTAGGAGTTACTTTCTTGAATGGAGTTTTGACTTTCTCACCCTCTTCCTCTTCACCCAAAACAACCCGGGCTGATTGTAGATTTTGTTGAACCTCCTCTACGAAATCTTTAAGAACATCCTTTAAGAGTGCCCATGTTATTGAAGGATATAAAGTCGCTATGGTTGTTATAACATCTAAGTTCCATGCATAGATGCTCTCAAAGTATGTTCCACCGGAACCTCGGACTCCGGTGCCGCCATTATAGAATAAAATGTCGTCGGCTGCAAACTCATCAGTTACAGCTGGAGCGTCCCCTGTAAACATTTCAGCAAAGAAATCTGCCGCCGCGCTGAGAAAACCATCATCAGTAACTCCATTAAAACTAATTTTTTGGCTGGTCTGTTGAGCCACATTTTGTAGCTCTTTTCTGGTTAAAACCTGTAGTGTTCCGCCATTAGAGATATAATCCTTTCCGGCCCCAAAATCCTCTACTAGTCTATCCTCCACCAAAGGAAATAGAGAAGCCTCTCGTTCTATGTTTTTTATGCGCTTCGGCATGGAGTATGACGCAGGTATCTCTTTGCCTTCAGTCCGCGGTGGGACAGGTCTTAAATATGGAAAGTAAATTACTTTATTTACACCGGAGCCTAACTCAGCTCTATCATTTGGGAGTCCTGTTGCGCCTGTTTTGGTGGGGGCGTTCTGAGCTATATCTTTTGTGAACCAAGCTGTTTGGTACACAAACATAAAAAACAAATAAATGCCGGGTCCTTCAAGATTTAAAGTGGCGCCGCCGTCCGGACCAAATTCAAAAATACTTTGAGTTACAGCGCCACCTAAATTATCTTCTGCAACATTCGCAACATCTTTCCGTGGCTTAAGGCTTTGGTCTAGAAATACCTCATTTGTGTTAGTGAGAATTTCATAAAGTGTGGCCTTACCCTCGTCGGTTTCAAATAACTTTTTTGCTTTTTTATAAAACCTTCTTGCGATAGTTCCAGGCTTTCCAGTGCCAGCGCCGTCATGTAAGCTAAACTGCAGCTGCTTAAAAGTTTCATAAGAATCCTTATCGGAGCCAATTCTCTTATATATCTGATTTCCGTCCTCGTCTGTGCCCGCTTTGAGAAATTCAAAGTTCGGATCGTCCTTAAAAGTATCCAAAAGTGAGTTAAGTTTATTAGCCCACTCAGCGGTGCCTCCATTGTCAACGGATGACAAATATTCATAAACATAGGATTGACAAATGTCTTCTATGATTTTGTTGTTGCGTATGAAATCAATTGCTCTTGGGGTGTAATTCTTCTTTGCCATGCTTTATTCCAGAATGTAATTCAATATCTTCTCTAGTGGTGTGGGGATATAAATAATATCACCAGGAGTTAAATCAGCCTCGGTAGGCTTTTTGTTGTAGTGAGCAATCACCCACCAGTACTTTGGATTGCCATAAAACTTTGAAGCAAGCTTGTAATATCTATCGCCAACGCTCCAAACGTGCTGTACTCTTGTCAAATTCTTGATCTCATCAACAGTTGGGAATTTCATAAATCTGGTTCCATACTGGAAAATTTGTTTAACTCCCCTATCGTCAAGAATGCTCTCGTATTCTTCTAGATCATTTTTAAGAACTCGTCGGTTGTCGTATCTACTGGTCATTATATGAATTCCTAGGTTTTCTCAGTGATGGCTTCCTGTTTGGCATCAGCCTCGTCCTGATTTGTTGCAACTTGAGTTTGCCACGCATCAGCAACACCGTCGTTATTGAGATCGGGAGTTGTTATCGGCGGCGGTCCAACGTCTGGATTTGGATATCTGGGGACATAACCACTGGCTCCACGATGGGGGAAATTTCCATTTAAGCTGTTGGCCTCACGAGATTGATCAGCCCTTCCAAAAGAGTAAGTGACTTTACCATCGGCTCCCTGTCCACTTTGTGTCTGCACCCAGCCGGTTAAATGAGTGTGGAGCACGTTAAACGTTAATTGAACATTGTGTGATTGATATACAAAGTCTTTATCTTTATTGGCAAAGAATTGTCCCGCCTCTATACTTGGAGCATAGGTGAACCCATTTAAAAAGCCAACTAACTCGCTTCCATCGACTGCGTTTCTTACAAGAGAGTTAAACTTCATTTTCAATAAAGGCGCCGCCTTGAGAACTTGACTATTTTCTCTGGAAGATCCACCAGCAACAGGATCAGAATATACAGGATACAAGAACTGAGTTAATGTATTAAGTCTTGCCTGATTAAGTCTTGCTTCACTAATGTCTGCTGCCACAACATCAAAGGCAATAGTTATCACGCGCCCAGTTTTGGAAAATGTATACAAATCGTCCATTCGCCCGTATACAGGAGTTCCTTGCCAAGTAGAAGAAAAAGCGTCAGTAAAGCCTGTAAGCCACGAATGAAACTCAACCTTCTTGTTGGTTGGAATATGGGTGATATGAATTAAGAAATTTGAATCGTTAAAAAATGTTGGTTGTTTTACTCTGTCGGCCATTTACTTTACCTCCTATCCCTCGTAAAATGGGGAAATTGAATTTCTTCCTCTTGTGGAGTTCATGGCTTTAACAACAACATCGCCTAACTGCTGGTCTCCAACTTGGACCTGAACATTCATAGCGCTCTGTATAGCTTCAACAAGGACTGCGGTCTGTTTTTCAACAGATTCCCTAATCGCCTTATCTAAAGTACCGTCTGGCTTGGCAGCAACGACAGAGTTGCCGACCCTTTCAAACGTATCTTGATTATTAAATTTAGTCATCTGTAATGGCACTGTAGCATCATCAACACCTACAACCTGTGCGGCGCCTAGACCACCTAGTGCCCCGACTGCGCCGCCGATAAGACCACCGACCGCTATACCCGCGGGACCAAAAAACGCACCGATTCCGGCGCCGGTCAGTGCTCCTGATGCAGCGCCACCAAGCGCCCCCGCCTTCTCTGCTCCTGATTTGTCGCCGGCCATATTTGCTTCTTTTATCTTTTTATAAGTTTGATAAGCAGCAATAATACCGCTGAGCAAAAGAGCAACCGGACCTAAAGCTATCTTCAAAAATTTAGCGCCACTCGCCATCGATCCAAAACCTTTTTTGATCAGTCCAGCGGTTTTCATAAAGCCGCCTCCGATAAGTTTAAAGCTGCTTATTATACTGGACGCAACCGAGAGTACCTTCACAGTAGCACCCACAGCGAGAGCTATCTTCGCCCAGCCTGGGAGTATATCAAAAATTGCCTTACCCAAATCCTTCATAGACTTTGAGCCGGCATTTATTTGGTAAATAAGTTCCGAGAACTTATTCACACCCTTAACAATAGAATCCATTAGTGGCTTGTTTTTAATTATCAAGCTGTTGATCGCGTCGGTTAGTTTTTGCATTACGGACCGTGCATCTCCCGCGCGCTGTGCTAATTGTTCTTGCCGCAGAGCCTGCAGCTGAACTTCAGGATCTAACTCATTTAAAGATCTACGAAGAGTATCAACATCAGTTCCTACAGCGGATGCAAATGCTTTTTGCTCGAACTTGTTTAGTTGGTCAAACTGAACACCTCCAGCCTCAATAGCCTCTTTGATCATTTCTAGACGCTGATCCTCTGTTGCATTCAACATGTCAATAGAGTTGAGGTACGGACCACCTAGGATGGCGTTAAGGCGCCCTACGGCTTGTCCTGCGCCTTCAAAGGTATCAAACTTCTCGCCAACCACTCCAAGCAAAGAATCAACCGATAAGCCTGTGGCCTTTGATTGTCTTTCAAGCTGTGAGAACACTTCAAACATCTGCTTGCCGTAGAAAGCGAGTTTAGGAGCCGCAGAAGCAAGATCTCCCGCAACCTCCGAGATAGGTTTTCCAATATCTCTAGCCAATGTCGCAGCTTGTCTGGTTAAAAGTTCAGCTTCTTGCGAGTTCATGTATAAGGACTTTGTTGCTTGGTCTAAGATTTGTCCTGTTGTTTGCGAAGAAACACCAAACTTTTCTAATGTTGCAGTCGTTGCAGCTATGTTGGCTCGCTCAGACTCCGAAAGATTGGTGAAGTCTCTAAAGCTTCCGAATAAAGCAGTTGTTGCTCTGCCGGCATCCTCGGCATTTATGCCATATGTAAGATATCTGCTTCCAGCCTCATCTATGACACCGGAAAACTCATTACCAGCACCAGTCGCAGCCTTAAACTGGGCGTTTTGTCTATCAAGCTCAAAAGCAAAGTTAATAGAGTTGCTAATTAACTTCTGAAAACCTTTAACAAGCAAGTCGCCTGTGAATACGCTTTTAGCTAATCCCGTAACAAACCCAGCTAAACTTGTGGTTCCGTTACCAATAATTTTAAAAAACGCTTCTCCTTCGCCTGAAAGGCTAAGAAAGCGATTAAGCAGGTTGTCTGCTTCGCCAACGCCGGCTTTGAATGCATCCTTCTGGCGCTTTAGTGCGGCTGTAGATTTGTCAACGCCCTCGGTATACTTTTTAGTCTCACTGGTTAATTTTTTAAGCTCCTTGATAGCCTCTTTTCTATCTTTATCATCCAATTTCTCAAGCTTAAGCTTCTCTTTGAGAAGCTTTATTTGCTCAAGTTTGTTTTCATTTAGAAGCTTATCTTTTTCTTTTTCATCTTCAGCTATCTCCGCAATAAGCTCCTTTTCCTTTGCTAGAAGAATGTTGCGCTCTTTAAGATCTTCAATTCTTTCTGCTTTTCGTTCCGCGCGGGCTTCTCGCCTTTCTTCGGCTGTCTTTGGACCGCGTTTAAGCTGGGCGGTTAAAGCTTTTACTGCTGCTGTGAGATCTGTAAAATCAGACATTATCTAACCACCTAATTTTTAAATGGCCACCGTAAGCCTGTTTCTCTTTCAAAACCCATAACAGCACGGTCAAGATCTCTTCTGTTCATCATTGTCCTGGAATCACCCAAGCCGTGCTTTATATACGAATCCATATATCTTTTTTCGCCACGAAGAGCTTTGAAAAAAGATTCTATTTGAGCTTGTGTTCCGCGAATGGTTGGGTTAATATCGGCGCCGGCGTGGTATAAATCCAACAGCATGCGATTAACCTTGTAGGAAAAATCTGTGTACAATCTTTCGTTGATTGTCTTATCGTTTAAATCAATGACGATGTTCTCTTCACTCATGGGGCAAACCTCTTCTATCTAAATAGTAGCATAAAGAAAAAGGCGCACTTATCGTGACGTCGACATTGCTTTCTCTTCCGCTTCTTTCTTCTCTTCGAAGTGTCTAGCCAAACGAGAAAGGAACCATCTTCTTAAACCAGTGGGCAATGTATAGGCTTCCGAAAAAGACCAGTTGCCATGTTGTTTAAGAATGAAAAACTCTTCGTACAGAGTCGCTTGGTAATCAGAGCTTAGGCCAAAAAAAGTCGACATTAATCGGCACCTCCAAGCGCTCTACATGAGAGCAGTTGTCGCAATTAAAGTCAGCCTTTAGTTCAATATTGGGCATTGCCTCTTCATACACTCTACGAATTTGTCTTGACAATGAAACAGGAATCTGACTGATTATCTCTCCGAGTGCGCTTGGCTGAGAAATGCCATTGACAGATACGATAATGTTCTTTAACAATTCTGTTACCGAACCTGTTTCAAGCTTAAGCTTCTTACGACCTTCAGCATGTTTGAGGATTCTTTGTTCGTCTTTGCCAGTCAAAAGCTTAATTTCAAAAGTAATCTCTGGATTGTAATCTGTAGAGGTTAACAAGAAATTGCCGTTCTCAAGAAGCTCAACATTTTCAAGCAAGTTAGATTCTTTAACCTCTCTGTCAGAAAGAGAAAACTCTTTATCGTTTTGTGCCCCGCAAGCTGGACAAGCTACTGTTGTCCCATATAGCGATCCAAAACCAGTTTCTCTAACTGTCATAATAATGGCGTTCTTGTCACCAATAAGAAGTGTTGCAGGATTAATGTTGGAATCTACGATTACGGACTTTAGAAGTCTATCCATAACAAGTCCCTTTTTTATAAGAGTCTCGGAGGATAGAATGTCCTCTTCCTTGGCAGTCATGTGCCTTATTTCTACAGTCTCAACTCTATGTAAGGGATGATCCTCGCCATAGAAAAGACCCTTACTTGGAAGTTCAACGAACTCCGTTGGGGTTGGGAATGAAAATAAGTTTTGTGTTTGTTGTGTTTGTGGTAGTGGTGCGGGGGGTCCTTCTGGAGCCCCCTGTCTATTAGAATTTCTACTCAAAAATCACCGTCTCTTTCTTTTATGAAATATTTGCTAAAGCTCTAGTTGCTAGACCAACATCATAGGTAGCCCAATCATACTTGATTGTCATTTGGATATCCAAGAGATCTTCGCCGGCATAATCTAAATCGCCAAACGTTACGTTTGTGAGAAAAGCATTATTCAACTTCCAAGTTCCCAGGGTGCCGCCTTCGCCAGAAAGCTCATCAAACTGCACCTGACCAAGCGCAGCTAACGCAGCCTGCTTATTCGGTGTTGAGGCTGGAAGGTTCTGTAAGAAAACGTCTTCTTGAATATCAGGCTTTAGATAACCCATCTGCTGCAAAGCCTGATAAAGTAGCTCGTTGCCATCTGGTGCTACGGAGTTAACAATAGTGGCTGTAACCTCATTCCAAGTAACCGCGCCTGGGTAGTAATAAGTGTTACCCAAGAATTTGTGTTCTGTAGTACCAACTGTGTAGGAAGGCTTTGTAACAGATTTGGCTAGGTATTCTGCGTAAGCAAAGTCTCCATCGGGCGTGATAAGCTCCGGAAGTCTTAGAATAAATCTATGTTTTCTCTTTGGTTCTGAAAGTGCGCTTGTCCAAAAGGCCATTGTTGTTATCTCCTGATAGGTCTAAGTTAATTAGTGCGGGGAGCCGGAACTCCCCCACTTTTTATTTAATCGTCAAATGACGCTCCTGTTCTTGTGATATTGAAGTCAATTGCAATGAACTCAATCGCTCTTGTTGGCTTCAAGAAAATCTGTGCGTATAGAATGTTTCTATCTACAAGATCTGGAGTTGTGGTTGTCTCATCAAGAACAACTCTGTAATCAGAGAGACCAAAGTTTGTCTTAACATCAGCCAAGAATGGCTCAACTCGCGAAGTGAATCGCGTCCAAGTTGTTTGAATGTTTGGATCGAAGAGGATGCCACTGGCAATCTGCGAGATGCGCTTCTTAACAAAGATCATTAGACGTCGAACGTTAATGCGATCCAAAGCAGAAGGTGTGACCTGCAGTGTCTTCTGTCCGAAGATTACAACACCCTCAGCTGGGAACTTAGCGATTGGGTTAATGTTCGCTGTGTAAAGATCATCACGATCCTTGCGACGAAGCTGGTGAGCTACGTCAACAACTGGGATGCCTGCGGAACCTTCTGTGAGTCCACCGCGGTTGAAGCCGGCTGGGGCGAACCAAACCTGCGTCTTGCGCTGGGAGCTAGAGAATGTTCCAATAGCAGCCACGGATGGTGGAAGCCATATGAACGAACCATTGATGGTGTCCCTAGCTCTGACCCATGGGTAGTATGCCGCGCCATAAGAAGAGTTTAGTCCTCTGCTTCGCAGTCCATTGATAAGTGTAGTGATTGTGCTAGCAGTGTTATTTCTGTTGAGTTCCTCGCCGTCTTCTCTAGGAACGAAAGCGTCCGGAAGATCAATAACAGCCAACGCGTCTGCTCTGTCCTCACAAGTTCTTACCAAGTGTGTTGTAAGACCTTCTTGTGTCTGAGCCGGGATGGCTGCAAGGTTCATCTCAACCACCTCTGGATCCGCGATAGAATCAATAGCTCTTCTAACCGAGAAGAAGGCGTAGCTATTATCATCGGTTGGTGATGAAGGCATTCCCCTAACGCTAGAGAATGGATCCATCTGAAGGATATCAACACCGTCGAAGCCACCGAAAAGGGGAACTGTGAAACGATCATATCCTTGATCTAGGACACCTGATACAGCGCCACTCTGAGCGGTCAGGGATGTTTCGGTACCAGAGTTACCCGATCCAGTGACATACACGCCATCGGATCCAGAAATATCATCCAAGGTAAATGTTGGAGATAGAGCACCATTAGTTGGGACGGAGAAACCGACTGCTCCACCTCGTGGTCTGAATAAGTCTATGGTTGACTTATCAAAAACAGTGGAGCTAGCACCCTGAGACGTTTGGACACCGAAGTATGCATCTGTTGGGTTAGCCAAGTTTCCGTCCGACGCGCTAACGCGAAGAACTGGTCTTGGGAACTCAACCGAGGCTGTTACCGCGTGGTCGTTCTGGGCAGCGTTCGAGGATGACACGACAAAGATTGAACCTGACGACGCGGCGACGAGGTCGTTCATCGAGCCCGAGCCGACCGATGCGGAGAGCCAGCTATCTTGTCGTCCAGAAACGTGCTCCGTAATATCAATGTACTTAACAATTCCCTCGAAACCGAACGGAAGCAAGCTTGGGTTTGTGTTACCAGCATCGACATCTGAGTTAATGCTGACGTAAACGTAGTCGGAATTGTTGGCATAATTACCCTGCTTTCTGTATCTTCGTTCGTCCTGACGCCACTCTAAGTAAGAGTCGCCAATCTTGCGACCAATGTAGTTAAGGGAGTTTGGATTTAGGTTACAGTTATTGAACTGCTCAACCACCCTCACTACATTATCACTGTCGCTTAGGTGCCGAATTACAACCGAGAAAGAGCCGTAAGGATCATCGTCATTTGTGGAGCGCTTAATATCTTGAATGGATACTTTAAGATTTTTGTTTGTCCAATCACCTGCCTTGCCTCTCGCAACAAACTTAAACAGCTTTGTTGGTTCAGATGATGGAGAGAGCTTGCAGCTAATAATGAACGGTGTCTCAGCAGCTTGTGCTTCGTATTTAAAGTCATCGCCCTCTGTGGTGGAGTTGTTGATTCTAACAAAAGCTGCCGCGTAGGAAGAATCAGTATCTGTCAAAACACTGTCAATGTGTCGATCAAACGTCTCGCCTAGGAAGTAATTCTTCTCATTGGCGGCAGTCGTAATCTCGCCATTTAATAGCTGCGGATTTGTGTTGAGAACCTTTCGAATGTACTTCGAATCATTTTGATTGAAGTTAAATGTAATGGTGTCTAAAATAGTGCCCGTGCTGTTCTTGATAAGTGCCTTGAATTCTTTCGATGAGTTGTTGGTAGAAAGCATGACCATGTCAGAACCTGTGATCGCCAAGCCCGAGTCAACATAGCGCAATAAGGTGTCGCTGTTCTCAAGAATATTGCCACTTAGTTCTAAACTAACGCTATCCTCAGCGTATACAATGGCGCCTAACGCACCTGTCAAGCCCATGGCAGCCGAAGATCCGGTTTGGAACAACACGAGCCCCCAGGCTCTTCCGCTTGTGCCGGCGTCCCATCCGGCTTCACCGCCACCCGACGCATTATCAGTCTCTGCTCCAAGCAAGCGAATGTAAGTTAGAGGAGAACTATTGCGAAGATAAGCTTGCGCGGCATACATGCCATATGTTGTTGCTGTCGTGTTGGCGCCCTGGCGCCAAACATCATCTCCAGAGTTCCCTGGGCTGGGGGTACCAAAAATATTTACAAACTCTTCAAAAGAGTTCACTGTTGTTGGTCTTAGGGCTGGTCCCTTCTCGGCGCGTCCAATAATAACTGGTCCAATGCCTGCTGGCGAGGCAGGGAGCTGTGAGTTATCAATTTCGTTTACGAAAACGCCGGGGGATACAAATCGGTAATTCTTGACTGACATTCGTTCGGTTCTCCTACATTGCGAAAATGTTCAAAGTAAATAGTGTTAAATAGTAGGAAGAGAATTATTCTCTGTAAAATCCATCTTTTATGTTTTCCGGGATATCTCCCACTATTGTTCTTTCTCTTCCAAGTTTGATATCAACTGCATTCTCGCGTTTGACAATCTTTGGTCTTTCTTGGTTTTCGCCCTCTCCTATGAGATAGCCGAGAGTTTCAATATTAATGTTGGTTTCGTAGTTTCTTTGCTCCATTGCTATATTGGCTTGATTGGAGTTGTTGGCAAAGCTACCATCAATAAATATTTCGTAATAATGTCCCTCAGCCTCAATACGCTTTGGGGTTCTAGAGTTACCCGGAATTGTGATGAACGGACGAATAAGTTCGTTCATTTGCTGCTGATACTCAGTTCTGATGGATATCTCATATGTCACCTTAACCCAGGTAGGAATTGGTATTGTTACTGTTTCGTATACAGTTTTTGCAGTTGACATATTTCTCTTATTAGTATTGAACATCTTGCTGGAGACATTACTATCCGCGCCGTACTTTCTATTAGCCTGGGCGTTCTGGAACTCAGCAGTTTTCTTCTGATTGATCTGTCTGGCGATTGTTATCGTGCCGCCCTTTTCATCGTTGATCGGATACAGATTGGCAAATACAGTTCCTCTATAGTTTTCTTCTTTAGTTACGCTAGATCTGTTAACTGTTATTAAGGGAAGAATTAAAGTTTCTTCCTTATCTCTCAGGTCCTTGTTGTGCTTTATTTGAAAGGCGCGCTCGGCTGTAACCCACAGAACTGGAACTTTCTTAAATCCATCGTTGGTATTAGTAAAAAGGTTAAGTTCTTCATCAACAAAGCGAAGCATTGCCCTATCAATTGTTTCTAAAGATGAAGGCATAAACTCTATCTCTTGAAGTTTATCAGCAACTTTTTTGTCGCCAACATAATCAAAACGTTGTGATCTCTTATCTTTTATCTGCTTCTCGTTTCTTTTACTGCGGGACATTTATCTACCCTACGAAAATGCCGGCGGGGACATTCTCAAGAACTTTCTTAGTGGTGTCCTGCAGCGATGAATCAATTTCAGCCAACTTATCGTATGTTGTTTCATCAAGAATGGTTTTAAACTCTTCCCTTAATTGATCCATTTCTGTTCTAGCCTGGGATAATAATTCTGATGCGTTAAGCGTCACAGATTCGCCGGGTATTGGAACTGTGGAAAATTTACCTCTTACCTGTCCGAGGATCTCTTTTGTTAGAGCTAAAGCAAATCTACGAATCCACTGCTTACCAATGGCATTGATATTTTCGTATGGAATATTCTCGAATGGAAGCGTGTTTAGGTTATTGATTCCTCCCACTCCCTCTTCTCCGCGGCCGGTCTCTTCCCAAGCATCATATTCACCGTCAATTGTAAATTGCACCCAAAACTTATCGGGCGATGTAGTATCGGGTGTGGGAAACACTCTTAACATGTTATCGTGAATTTCATAAGAATAGTGCGAAACCCTTGTCCAAAGCGCATCTTCATAAGCCATTGCTTGAAGTTTGTTCTGCCAAGTTGGAACAATCTCAAAAGTAGAATCGTCAGCATACTGTCCGTAAGTTCTTAAGTTACCTACAACTGAGAATCCACCGTAATAACCATAGAATCTCCACATTGCCCGGGGTGTTTTAAAGAACACTTTTCGAATGATTATTCTTTTATCCTGAACTTTTCCATAATATGGCACCGTGGTGTCAGTATCCGCTGAAGATGAAATTAATGCTTGCAGATCATAATCTTGTTGATCTGCAATCTTATCGACCGATGCAGAATAAATTGGCGTTAAACCTCCAAATCCCGCTTCTGTTGCTAGCCCTTCTGAAACCCTACGGACATACCCATAATCAAATCTAGGGTATTTTAAAGCAATATTAGAGCCAGACAGAGCATGTCCTGATACAATTTGTCCGTCTTGGTCAAAGGATCCGGTAGTGCCTCCTAGCATGCTAGAGAGTGAATTTTTTGACTGGTGTAGGTTTACTAAGTAAGAATATTCTAAAACTGCCTCTTCATAGGCTGAATAAACAGAGCCTTCTGCCAATTCAATATCTAATACGTCACCACCTAGCTTCTTATATGTATAGGCAACTTGATCGGCTGCGCCTGATAAAAACGCATTTGAATTTGCATAAATAGCGAAAGGTAATGTTGCAGCCACATTTGCTGCAGCCCCCGTGACAGGAAGAATATTGGCATTTG